AACAAGAGGTTTAATTTCGTTATCTCTATATTTTGCAACTAATTTATATGGCACACTTGTACAATCTGTTATACAAAATGCCGAGTAATCGTTTGTCAATCCTCTAGATACATCAACTGTCATAGTGTAAATGTGATTCTTCTTTGGCATTTCATAAACATCTAAACCACCACTTCGTTTAGGTTCAACGACAGGCATAGATTTAATTTTACTTGCAGTTATAAGTGTATCTACACTACCTAAAAACTCACATTCAAATTCTGTTGCAAACTGTGATTCACTTGTATTCTTAATTGTTTCTTCTTTCCACTTTTCATCACGACCAGGTACTTCACTCCAATGCACTTCAACAGGAACAAAGTTATTATTTTTATTTGTTGCGTCAACCCACATCTTGTAAAACATATTCATACCATGTGGTGTAGAAACTATCATCACTTTAGAAGATTTACCAGAAGATATTGTAGGATAAACTGAACTAAAAAATTCTTCTGCAATACTATTAGGTACATAAGCGAACTCATCTAGAAAAATAATATTAAAGGTACTTCCTCGAACAGCACTAGAAGAGGTACTTGCCGCTACAATCCTACTTCCGTTTTCTAGTTCGAGAGAACCTTTGTTCCAGTTGAGAACGCCTTGTTGCATCCACTTAGGTAGATGTTCGTAAGCCAATTGCAAACGACCTAATAAATCTCTTGCAGTAGATGATTTATTGGCCAGTATCGCAACATTCACATTATCATTAAATAAGACATAGTGTAAGAGGTAAGAGACTATGATAGTTGACTTTCCACTCTGTCTAGGTAATTTACATATTGTAAACCTATTATCGTGGAAAGTATCTACCATCTTCCGCTGAAAGTCATACATTTCAAAAGGCACTAAACCTTTATCAATGGTGACAATTTTTAAATATTGTTCTATAAAATATTTAGGATCATCTAAACACTTTACAACTTCTTCAATTTGTTTTTTCGTAAAACGAGAAGGTGTATGTGCTTTCTTTAAATTAGGATTACCTAAATATTGATCTGATATTGCCATTTAATTAAATTAATTTTTTTAGTGATTGTGATAAATCTTTATATTTTATTCTTGTGCCTCTAGCAACATCTTCTGCCATCTCTGCACCAAAATCTGCTTTATTCATCATAACATACATTTTTTCGCCAAGTAAATTGCCAGTTACAAAATCTGAAGGATAATGAAATCCTGCAATCACTCTTCCATAACCACATTCGTAAGCTGCTTTCATTAGTTCTCTTTCAGCCTTTGGTTCTTTACCTGCGACATATCTTGCAATAATTACTGATTGACAAGCATGACCACTTGGATATGAAGGTGTCTTATTTGTTTCACTTGGTAATGTATTGATACGAGGTAAAACAACATGAGGTCTTTTTCTATTGTAAAAATTTTTAAAGTGTGTAATAATCGGAACAGATTCTTTTATAATTTGTTCAAGTTCATTTGGGTGAAACTCTAGTTTGTATTTTTTAATAACTTTCTTGATTGCAAAATAAGGATTTTGATCGTGATCTCTAACTGATTGCACTTGTTCAGGTGTTCTAATAAGTGCTATTTCATTTACTTTCAATGCTTCAGCCATATCATCTTTAGGTGGTGGCGGAAGTGTTATAACCTCTTCTAGTTTTTGTCTAAAAAATATCATTTTTTTTCCTTTAACATCTTTTGTAATTCAGTTGTTGACCCAACAAACAATGCGTTAGTTACATTCTTAGGTCCTTTGTCTGGCACCTCTTTTACTTTTTTTAGTTTATCTTGTAAGTCTAATAAATTTTGTGATACTTCACTTACTGTTTTAATTAATTGTCCTGCGACTTCATAAGCACGAGGATGTTCGCCTTCTTTTGCAAGATTAAGTATACCATCGATTGCTTCATTACCTTTATCAATTAAATTATAAAGATTTTTTCTACCAGTTTCAAAATCAATCTCTGGATCTTTATCATCTGGTACAACTAAATCTTTAGTTTCTTTTTGTATTACCTCTAGTTCGTTTGTTTCTTCAGCAATACCTAATACTTCATTTAATTTATCATCAATTTTGCTCATTTAAATCTTTCTATGACGGCTTAGTAGGATTTGATGTTGCATCCTCACCTGTCGTATTCTCATAATCTAAAGTGTCTGTAAAAAATTCTAATGTAGTTGTGTATGTATAAGTGTCATCTTTATCAGCAGATGTGGGGTTTGGTTGTACTGTAACTCTCTCAACTCTTGGTGCGTTACTTCCAGTATCTGAATATAAATCAGCAGATACTTTCTTAATTATAGCTGATGTAGATATAGGTCCGTATAAGTAAACTTTTGCTGTAAACTGTAAAGTATAAATTATTCTTCTTAAACTAGTTAAAGATCCTGTATAACTATCTTCATAATCAACACTATTTAAAATAAATGGTATATCTCTTTTTGTATCCATTGTTGTATCTTCAATCATAGTAACAGTATAATCAGGTTGAAAGAAAGGTAATATTTGCTCTATAATTTGTAGACCATCATCTGAATTTGCAGTATAAACATTCAAAGAAAAATTTACATTGTAAGGCACAGGCATATACTGATTATTCATTTTAGTTGTATCAGCGTTTGTTGTTACTTTTGTTATCTTTTGATTCTTATTTAATTTTCTAGTAGCGTCATATGAATATCCTGTAATTTCAAATGACATTCGAGGTAGAGTGATTGCCACTTTAGAATCATCGCCTGTTAAGTCTTGCTGTGCGTCTAATCTTGCAAGAAACTTTTCCTTTGGCGAATAAGATAAAGGTACTTTTATATTTTGTAGTGGATTCCCGCTAGAATCTAATCTCTTAATATTCACATTATTGAATATTGTACCAAACGCAATAACAGTATTACGAATTTTTTTATGATAAAAATGGTCACCAAACATTAGTATTCATCAACCTCACCAAATGGGTTTCTTTCGCTGAAGTCTAATATATCATCTGCTGTTGAAGCAGTATTCGTACCCGCTTCTGTTTCAAATATTTGACCTTGATCGTTAGTTGCCTGTGTTGCCATTGTGAAGTCCTCATTTATCATATAATCTATTGCACCGATACTACTTTCTAATACAACTGATCCTACTTCATTTTCTAAAGTAAACTGGAAGTTCATTGTATCAGTTGATAGACTATCTTCAATACTATCAATCGTAGAAATACCAGTATCAATTCTTTCTGAACTATATTCAAATCTTGTGCAAGATAATTTATAAGTAGGTAAATTACTTTGTTGATAGAATGGTTGTTCGTGTTCTACAAACTGTATTTCAAAAAATGCATTTGTTGTAGGAAAGTAAACTAGATCACCTTCTTGTGGTCGATCAGCAACTAAATCACTATTATTTTTAATTAGTGTTTCCCATCTTAGTTTAGATAAAGTAAATACGATATCATCTCTTAATTCTAAACCAAACTTTTTAATAATCTCTTGTTCGCCCATATATCCATCAGTATTGTCAACATACATTTCAATAATATATGAATCATCAAACGAGCTTGCAGGATCTTCACCAAAGATAGTATCTTTGTTGGCAATCTTTCTCGGTAAATAATAGACATCTTGGCCATAAATCTTAAGCTGTTCGATTATTAAATCTTCGTATAATCTTTGCTCTGATGTTGTGCCTGTGTCAAAATAGACATTTGTTGGCATTTAATTATCCTTGCATTATATGAGGAGGTTCTTCGTAATTAGTTCGAATCTCTTCCTCTAACTTTTGCTGTTCTTGTAAAGCAGTTGAAAATAATTCAGGTCCGTTGAGTGTTACACCACCTAACATAGCAGTGCCTGAAAATTTTGATAGATTTTGTCCCCATTGTCTTTTAATTAAAGTTGTAACATATCTTTTTAAATATAAATCATCAAAGATATTTGTGTGTGAACTTGGATCTAATTTACGATAACATTCTATAATCAAAAATTCACCAGCGTCTATATCTTCATTCCAATCCATATCGATATATAATCTGTTTGACAACTGATTGAATCGTAAAGGTTTTTCACCTACTAAAATATGGTCTAAAAAATCTAAGTGTCTCATTGTCATTTCATAATGAACAATACTTGTAGATGAGAAATCATAAAGATCATTCAACCTTAATTGATATCTAACATCAAACATATTTAAATTTGCTCTATCAGATAGTGGAAAAACATTTATCACACTTATAACTGAATCAGGAACAATTAAATAATTTTGTGT